AAAGATTTTTTAAAACGTAAGTATGAAATAGGTCATGCGGAGATGATTAAGAGTGCAGATTGAAACATTAATCTTACGTAACTTAATGTTAAATGAGGATTATACTAGAAATGTAATCCCCCACATAAAACTTAAATACTTTGAAGAACCATATCGTTCAGTATTTAATGAGATAGTTAAATTCGTTAATAAGTTTTCTAAGCTACCCAGCGCAGATGCTTTATCAATTGAACTAAGAAATAATTCTAAAGTAAATTCTGATTCATTAGCTCTTATCCCTGAAATAAGTATTCAAAAGGGAGAGGAAACTGTAGAATGGTTGATAGAACATACAGAAAAATGGTGTCAAGATAGAGCAATCTATTTAGCAATCATGGATTCTATTAATATTATAGAAGGTAAACATGAAACATTAGATAAGAATGCATTACCTGAAGTATTATCTGAAGCTCTTGCAGTCAACTTTGACTTAAGAGTAGGACATGATTATGTAGACGATTCTGATGCTCGTTATGAATTTTATCACAGAGCAGAAGAACATTTACCATTTGACTTAGAAATGTTTAATAAGATTACTAAAGGTGGTCTTGTTAATAAATCTCTTAACGTAGCTCTTGCAGGTACAGGTGTAGGTAAGTCTTTATTTATGTGTCACGTAGCAGCAGGTGCTTTGACTCAAATGAAGAATGTATTATATATAACTATGGAGATGTCTGAAGAAAGAATAGCTGAACGTATAGATGCTAATCTTATGAACGTACCTCTTGACCAGTTAGAGAACTTATCAAAAGATATGTTCGATAAGAAGATGCATAAGATAACTGATAAAGGTGTAGGCAAATTAATTGTAAAAGAGTATCCTACGGGAGCAGCAAGTTCTATTCACTTTAGAGCTTTATTAAAAGAATTAAAAATTAAAAGAGATTTTAAACCAGATTTAATTTGTATAGATTATTTAAATATTTGTGCCTCTTCAAGAATGAAGTCTATGGGTGGAGCAATCAACTCATATACTTATGTAAAAGCAATCGCAGAGGAATTGCGTGGCATGGCAGTAGAGTATAACTTACCTATTGTCACTGCCACACAAACCACTAGAACAGGATTTGCTAGTTCAGACATCGGGCTTGAAGATACATCCGAATCATTTGGTTTACCAGCAACGGCAGATTTAATGTTTGCTCTTATATCTACCGATGAGTTAGAAGACTTAAATCAAATAATGGTTAAGCAACTTAAGAATAGATATAATGACCCAACAGGTGCAAACAAGAAGTTTGTACTTGGTATTGACCGAGCTAAAATGAGATTATATGATGTAGAGGATACTGCGCAAACATTAAATGTAAGAGACGACACACCAGTAATAAATAAATATGAGGACTTTAATTATGAGTAATTATCAAAATACAAATTCAATTTCAAATAGAACTTGGGGCGATAGGTATTGTAAGTTAGCAAAGGAAATGTCTACATGGTCTAAGGACCCAAGCACTCAAGTTGGTGCAGTGGTAATTGGTAAACATGGCCAAGTATTATCACAAGGCTTTAATGGTTTTCCAAGAGGTATTAGAGATACTGATGAAAGATTTGGAAATAGAGAAAGAAAGTATGAATTAATTGTTCATGCAGAAATGAACGCTATATATAATGCATCTCTTTCTGGTATGTCTTTAAAGGGTGCCACGTTATATGTTTATGGATTACCTATTTGTAATGAATGCGCTAAGGGTATAATCCAAGTTGGAATTAAAAAGGTTGTTGCTATGAGACCTCAAATATATAATTCAGAATGGGATAAATCAAATAAGCTTGCTGAAGAACTATTTAGAGAAGCCGAAGTAATGTATTTAATAGACGTAGAAGATGAGTAAAATATCAGACAACGCAAAAAATAAATCTTGGAAGCATAGAAAGTTTTGGAATACGTTGCCTGATGTAGTACATAGTGATGATATAGAGTCAGACTATGTTGATTTATTTAAAAAATTAAATCCTGTTGACCCTAAGACAGGCTATAAACTGGAAAATGATGATGAGTAAAATAATGATACCATATGTTATAAGAAAAAGAGATGCTAATAAAAATAGAATCTCTAAAAAAGATGTGAGTCATGGAACATTTAGATGTAAACGTCATCCTAATTCAAAGAGATGTCGATAAGTAAAGAACAAATATTAGGTGTATTATTATTTCCAGTTATAATACTGCTTATATTAATCTTTTATTTATTTTTAGCTGTCCCAATGCTTGTTGCAATAGTAGTTGATTGGTGGATATCAATACCATACGAGAGGAGAAATGGACGATAATACTTTAGATATACGACAAAGTGTTGGTGATGTTGGAGGAGACTTTACAAAAACAATAGTGGTTGACTCTAATGTTGAAGCTGGTGGTAGTGGTAGTGATATTGAAGCAGGTGTTGAAGCGATTCATACCATATTTCAATATATTCCAGAATTAATCTTTGTCTCAGTATATGGATTATTAATGTATGCTGGAGTACTCTTTATTACTAAATACATTAAAAATGGCTAAGATTAAACCTAAAGAGATACCATTTAGAAAATGGTCATTTGTAGACCAATACGGTAGAGAAGATGACCATTGGTATATAAGATTAGAAGGTGGAACCTTTCATGGTGTGGTTTATAAATATGAATCTATTAAACTTAATGCAGAAACTGAATCTATAAATTTTGATTATGAAATAGTAGAATATCCAATGGATGACCCTCATGGTGACACTAAATTTAATGCAGCTGCCGGTGATATATTAAAAAGTATTTTAGATGATGCTATGGAAAAACAGGACTATATATTAGGTCCTAAAAATAAATGAATGTAAAAGAAACTCTGACTATATTATCAGAAGAGTGCGCAGAAGTTATACAAGCTAACTCTAAATTAATAAGATTTGGCCCATACGATGAAGTTAATGTGGCTGAATTAGAAAAAGAACTTGGTGATTTAATAGCAGTAATGATGATTCTTGAATTTTATGGATATGTTAAATTTGAAAATATCCATAAAAATATAGAACCAAAGCTTCAAAAGCTAAAAAAATATAGCAAAAGTAGAAATTTGAATAAAATCATTAAGAATTTATAAACTTATAAATAGTTCTATATTTATAACTAATATAAGGTTTTTTAATGCAATCCTTTCAAAATCACATAGACGAGGCATCAGCTCTCAAATTTTATAACTTACTTCCTAAGAAAGTAAGGCACGCTATAAACAGATTTGCTCACCAAGATAAGTATAAAGCTGCTTTAGCAATGTACCATGAATTAAAAAAGAACAAAGATGTTAAACAAAGAAATTTACCTGATAATAAATTAAAAAGTATTGCTGCTGATTTTTTCAAATTAAATCATGGAGAATTTGAAAAAATATTAAATAGAAAAACACGATACGAAACAGTAGAGAATTGGGAAATAAATGAAGCTAATTTAAAAATTGGAGACTTAAAAAAAGATTTATGGAGATGGCAAGCATTTGTAAAGAAAATTAAAACTGGAGACCCATTTGTAACAACAGATGGTAAGAAGATTATACTTGATAAATCTATATTAAAAGGGGTTAAAGACGTTAGTGATATGGCAGGTGTTGCATTAACATCTGGTGGTAAAAAAGTAACTTGGAAACAAATAGAAAAAACTCATGAATTTGGTGGTGGGGGTAGTAGTGGAGAGCCAAGTGGTGCTCAATGGGAAGCACTTATATGTGTTGGTGTTAATAAAATTAAAGGAAAATTCTCTAGTAAAAGTTCTGAATGGAAATCTATACAACATTTTTGGGGACAATATGGAAAAGCTTCAAAGCTTCTTGGCCAAGCCTTTATTAATGAATATAAAGTAAAAGAATTAAAACAATTAGGTGGTGCTACTAGAAGTACAAATCCTGATTGGTTAGGTAAAGATAAGACTCCAAAAACTGATATGTTAGATGGTAAAATTCATATATCTCTTAAAAAGAAAGGTGGTTCTCAATTAATGAGTGGTAGTCCAGCTGAATCTTTAAGTACTTTTAATGCTGCATTAACCACATACTCAATATCAAATACTAAAGAAATATATGCTCTTATGGATAATATAGAAAATGATATGGGCAAGATGTCAACAGTAGATAGTATTAATAGTATTAAAGCTTTAAGAGATTCTGGCAAAAGATTAAGTAAAGCTGATGCAGCAAAGGTAGCACAAATGGATAGTCTTCATAATGCCGCTGATGAATTAAATAAACAACTTAATCAAGTATTTGCAACACCAAATTTCAAAAGTCATTTTTGTTGGGAAGCTGCAACTGGAGCTACCAAATTTAAACCATCTCCTGATGCAATTGCAAATTATGTAGCAGTCTTTAATCCTCAAGGAAAAATTCATGAAAGTCTTAAATTAGATTCGATAAATAAAGCTGGTATGTATTTAGCTAAAAATAATAACTTTTATATTTCATTTAAAGGTGGTGGTAGACCATACTTAGTTCTTAGAAGTAAAAAAGCTAAAATAACAGAAACATTTGCTGATATAGTTAGAGAAGAATGTTCAACATTTTTAACTGAAGATATAGAACATTTAAATGAATTTCAATTATTTGATAAATTAAAAAGATCAGTTAAAAATGTATCAACACAAATTGTTAATCAAGCTAAAAAAATATTAGATGCTATTTTATTACGTATTAAACAAGCCTTTGTCGATCTTAAAAAATTAGGTGAAAAAGTATTACAAGGTTTACTTAAGTTTTTTGGTCTTGAAGTTAAAAATATTAAAATTAAAGGTGGAGGTCCATTCCCATTAGTATGAATCTAAAGCAACACATAGTAGAAGCGAAAAACACTCACATGGTGCATATCGAAGATATGGTCATAGACGGCGGTGTGAAGGGAGCACGTGCCGCGATATTTGCTTTAAGAGATTTAAGAGATATGTTGGCTGGTCATACGAATGATACTAAGCAAGTAACTGTTAAGTGGGATGGAGCACCGGCAGTATTCGCTGGCATTGACCCAAGTGATGGAAAGTTCTTCGTTGCTAAAAAAGGAATATTCAATAAGAATCCTAAAGTGTATAAGACAGTTAAGGAAGTTAAAGCTGACACATCAGGAGATTTAGCAGCTAAACTCACAGTAGCTTTTCAAGAATTAAGTAAACTTGGTATTAAAAAGGGTGTATACCAAGGTGATATCATGTTCACCAAAAAAGACCTTAAGAAACAAACAATTGACGGTGTGAAGTATATAACCTTCCACCCAAACACTATAGTATATGCAATACCTGAAACAGCAGCGAAAGAAATTCAAGCAGCAAAGATTGGTGTAGTGTGGCATACTTATTATCAAGGTGCGACCTTTGAAAAAATGAATGCAAGCTTCGGTGTATCCGTTGCGGCGTTTAAGAAAGTCCGAA